CCTAAAGAAGCCAATCCTTATTTTATTGATAAATACAAAGAGTTAGAACTTAATACTAAAGCACAAATATTTTCTAATATGTTAGGAACTAAATATGCTGAACTTAAAATTGCAGAACAACCAAGTCCTACTGTTTTTCAAGAATTTTACGAAAAAGAAATTAAAAAGTTTGTAGCTGACAATAATCTAGGCTCATACAAACCTACTGATTTAGAAAAAGGTTTCTTTCAAAAAACTTCAGGTTTTAAAGCACAATTATTTCAAACACATGTTAGTTCACAGATGGCGAACATTAGTGAACAATATAAAATTAATTTTCAAAATAACATTCAAGGTATGTTTGATGACAGTAAAAGTTTTGCAGAAATTGGTGAAGAAGTTTCAGCATTTATTATTGATAAGACTGCAAATGGTTTAAGTAATGGTTCAGCACAAAAATATTTATTAGAAACACTTACAGACTATGCAGATAAAACAGGTGATTTTGAATATGCTGAAAAATTATTAGAAGAACTTCCTAAACACATACAATTAGGTACAGGTAAGTTAGGAGATATTAAAGGTCTTAAAGATGATTTATTTCAAATTAAAGACAAACTTCAAGACAGAGCAACAGCAGAATTAAAAGATAATAATGAAAGAACTTTAGCATTAAGACAAACTGAAAGACTAGAAGGTCTTGATGTAGCAGATAAATATACAACTTTAAATGAAGCTAAAGAAAAAGACCCTAATTGGGAAAGTTATTCAACATATAAAAAAGAAAGTATCAAAACAACTTATAAAGAAAGAAGTGCAGGTTTTAATTCTTTTACAGAACCTAATATTGAAGATGAATTGAATGAATTAATTACTACTGGAAAATTTGATGAAGCAATGGATTTTCTTGTTACAAATCAAGGTAGAGTGCAACAAGCATTTTACAATAACATGAAGCAAAGAATTAAAGATTTTAAACTTTCAGGTAATGATGGTTTATTAAATTCTGATGCTTATAAATATGCCGAAGCAGAAGTCATACAACTTATTGATGACATTAGAGACACAGCATCAAAAAGTCTAATTAAACTTAATGTAGACCCTGCAAGAAAAGTTAGATTTAAAGCTGACGCAGTAGAATGGTTAGCAAGTAATCCTGCTATAGTTCCAAGTGGAGATTTTGATAAAGGAATGACAAATTCACAAAGACGAGAAGATTTTAGTGCATGGGTTATGAGAAGATTAGAACAAGAGAAAAAAGCTGTTCAACAAAGTTTGCAAACAACTAAGGGTGGAGCAGAGTTTGGTCAAAATAATGGTACATCTACAGTAGTAACTGAAAATGATTTAATTAATTTAGATGGAAATACTAATAGTGGAACAGTTACATTTGATAATGCCACATCTAATAGTAAGTCAGACATAGTATTAAAAAAGAATACGTATAATTTTACTGATTTAGAAATAGCAAAAAGACGAACAGATTTAGATGAATTAAATTCAGCAGACTTTAGAAGCAAATACAAAATAACTAAGGAAATGTTTAATAAATCCATAGGAGAAACTAATCAATGACAACTATAAGAAAACAAGCACCTAATGGTGAATATTTAGACTTTCCTGAAGGAACTTCTGAAGATGTTATGAACAAATACATGGCACAACCTAAGTTTCATGCAGTTCAAAGAAAAAGAGGTGTTATTAAAGATGTAGCTATAGGTGTTGCAGACGGTGTCAGAGACGGAGTTCAGTCAACAATAGGACTGGTAGAAGGATTAGGTGACACTTTAGGAGAAGCGACTAATTTAGGTGGCTTTGTATTTGGTAAAGACGCAGAAAATGGTCTTATGGGCTATGAGAATTTTGCTGAATTTAAAGCTAATAAAAGAGAAGATATATTATTTGGTAAAGCAGGAGTAAAAGATGCAGTACAATTACCTGACTTTCAAGGTGATGCACAAACATGGCAAGGTGGTCTAACTAAAGGTTTATCTCAATTCTTAACAGGTTGGTTCACTGGTGGAAGACTAATAAAAGGTGTTGGTGTAGCCACAGGCACAACTAAAGCTATATCTCCATTTTTCCAAGCATCAAAAACTGGTCAATTTGCTAAAATGACTGGTAAGGGAGCAATCGCAGACTTCACAGCATTTGATGAAGAAACTGGAAGATTAGCAGACATGGTAACTGAACATGCACCATTCTTAGAAAATCCAATATTTGATTATTTAAGTTCAGAAGGTAAAGATGAAGGTTTCTACGAAGCAAGAATGAAAAATGCTCTAGAAGGTGGTCTTATAGGTGGTGGTGTTGAAGCTACAATTAGAACATTTAGATATATAAAGAATTTAAGAAAATCACAAGAAGGTAAAGCGATTGATAAAAAACAATTAGCTGAAGACCAAAAATATTTAGAAGAAGTTAGACAAGAAGACATAGCACCAAGAAATAAACCTTTATCAGAAGAAGAAGGTGTTGTTGTTTTAAAAAGTTTAGAGAAAGATTTAGATGATGCTGTAGTTAAACAATTTAATGAAGCACAAAAAAATTCACCAAACAAAGAAATGTTTGACGGAAATATTGAAAATTTAGATTTAAGTTTAAACTTTAATGTAAGACAGTTTCTTAATTTAGATAAAGAAGGTTTATTAAGTTTAGATAGTTTTAATAAGACTTATGAAAAATTAATTAAACAAAAGAAAATTACATTAAGTGATGATATAGTAGAAAAAACTGCTAGAAAAATTTATGGAAGCAACCCAAATAAATTAGAAATAGATATTAAAGAATTAGAACAAGTGATGCGTACAGCACCACACAAGATAATGGCTATGAATAGCTATATAGAAACTTTAGCACATGGTGTTAAAAGACTTGCAAGAGCAGGTAAAACAGAACCAAAAATTAGAGAATATTTTCTTAAAAGTTTTTTTCCAAAATGGAAAGCTATAAATCTACAAAAGTTATCTATAGGAACAAGTTCAGGTCAATCGTTAAGGTTATCAGGAAAAACTGCTAAAAATCCTATCGTACAAGATTTAGATACAGCATTAAAAGATATAGAAAATTATGGTGGTGATGTAGATACATTAATAGACCAAATTTCAAAAGCAGGTGACAGCAATATAAGTAAAGTTTTAAATTATGCAGTTAAAAATAAAACTTGGGACATACTGAATGAAGTATGGATTAACGCACTTTTATCAAATCCTAAAACCCATATTATTAACTTAACTTCTAACTTAACTAACGTATTTATAAGACCACTTGAAAAAATGGTAGGTAGTAGATTATCTTCTACTTTATTAGAGAACCCAGAAAAGGTTGCTAAATTAAGAGCAGAAGGTCAAAGAGCATTAAGTACATACGTAGGTCTAAGAAGACATTTAACTGATGCAGTTAAGTATATGAAATTAGCTTTTGCTAAAGAAGATACAATTTTAAGTAAAAGAGGAAAAATAGATATTCCTGAAAAAGCAATTCAAAAAAGAAAAACTATTACTGACCCTGAGACTGGACAAGTTAGAGAAGTATTAGATAATGATAGTACATCAGGTAAGATAATAAATAAAGTTGGTAAAGTTGCTAGAATACCTACAAGATTTCTTAATGCTGAAGATGAATTTTTTAGACAAATTACTTATAGAACAGAATTAGAAAAACAAGGTGTAGACCTTGCTATTAAGGAAGGTAAAAGCAGAACTAAAATAGTTGCTTCAGATTTAAAAACAAGAAAACCTATCTCAGAATTTGACCAGTTTGTTAGCGATTATTTTGATGATGGCTTTGATGAATTTGGTAGAGCAAAAAATCCTGAAGCTATGAGAAAAGCTGATGAGAATACTTACACACAAGAACTAGATGGAATATTTAAAAGAGTTCAAGACCTTGCAAATGATTTTCCAGTATTAAAACAGATTATTCCATTTATTAGAACACCTGCAAACTTAATGTTAAATGTCGTAGACAGAACACCATTAGGTTTTATAAGAAAGAATTTTAGAGACGATTTTATAGGAAGAAATGGTGCTGAAAGAATGGCACAAGCTAGAGGTGGAATGGCTACAGGAACAGTTCTTTTAACTTTAGGTTCTATACTACATAGAGAAGGTGTTATCACAGGTAGTCAAGGTCAGTTATCAGGAGAAGGTTTTACTCAATCACAAGATTTAAGAAACTTAAAGAAAAATACTGGAGCATTGCCTTATGCGTTTAGATATTTTGATGAAGAAAGTGGAAAACATAAATATGTTCAATTTGGAAGGTTTGACCCTTTCGGTGCTTTCTTTGGAATGATTGCAGATTTTAATGAACAGTATGACAAACTAAGTGAAGATGACATGAGACGAGTAGGTGGAAACATGCTTATTCTTATGGCTAAACAAGGTGGTGATGCAAGTGATTACTTATCAGCAGGAGATAAAATATCTAACTTTGGTTCAGCTTCATGGTCAGCACTTTCAAGAAACTTAGTAAGTAAAACTTATTTAAAAGGTCTTGCAGACTTTATGGAAGTATTGACAAGTGATGATACTTCTAAATGGAAGAACTATAAAAATTCTAAAATAGGTTCATTTTATCCAAATGTATTTGCTAAATTAGTTAATGACCCTTTCTATAAAGATACAAAAACTATTCTAGATGAAGTTAAGAAAAGAACTGGTGTCGGTGAAGTAGAAGATAAATACGATTTCAGAGGTAATAAATTAAAAATGGGTGGTACTGAAGGTACAAGACTATTTAATGGTTTATTTAATCCTTTCACAACTTCAGAAGAAATTGAAGACCCAGTAGCATCAGAAATTTTAAGACTAGGTGTAAATATGCCTATGATGAGAGATACTCTTAGAGGAGACATTGATTTAACTTTATTTAAAAGTGGTAATGGACAAACTGCTTACAACAAGCAAATGGAATTACTAGGTAAAGTAAAAATTAGTGGTTTATCTTTAGACGAGAGATTACGAAATGTAATTAATTCTGATTATTATAACAGATTAAGTGACCCTATAAGTCTTGATAATAATAATAAAGATGAAGGAACTAAAGCAAGATATTTAAAACAAATAATTAAAAGTTATCACACTGCTGTAGAGGAAGAAATTATTAGAACAAGAAATAATTTTAAAAGTACCAAAGATGATACTGGTAATTTTACATTAGAAAATTCAATTAACGCAAGAGATAATTTTAAACGAAAAACAAAAATAGGATTACCAATAAACAAAGCTGATTTAGACGGATTATATCAGTTCTCAAAATAATAAACTATGACACAATACGCATTTAATACATACACTGGTAATGGAAGCACTACCCAGTATTCTATAAGTTTTAGCTATATAGATAGTACACATGTCAAATGTTTTTTAGATGGCGTAGAAACTTCAGCATTTACAATTTCATCTTCAACAGTAACATTTAATACTGCACCAACAAATAGTTCAGTTATTAGAATTGAAAGACAAACACCTGTAGATAGTAGACTAGTAGACTTCCAAGATGGTTCAGTATTAACTGAAGCTGAGTTGGATATGTCAGCTAATCAAAATTTTTATGCTGTTCAAGAAATTACAGATGACCAATCAAACAATCTTGGTCTTACAACAGCAGATGTTTATGATGCAAATAATAAAAGAATTATTAATGTTGCAGACCCAGTAAATAATACTGATGCAGTAAACAAACAATTCATATCTACAAACTTACCTAACATCACAACAGTTTCAGGAATAGCATCTGACGTTACAGATGTAGCCAATATAGCTTCTGATGTTACTGATGTAGCAAACAACGAAACAAATATTAATACTGTTTCTGGTCAAATCAGTCCTACTAATAATATTTCCACATTAGCAGGAATTAATTCACAGATTACAAATGTTGCAAACAACAACGCAGACATTTCTACTGTTGCAGGTCAAATATCTCCAACAAATAATATTTCTACACTTGCAGGATTAGACACAGAACTTTCAGCTATTTATAATATTAGAACTAACATTACAAATGTTGATACCAATTCTCCAAATGTAAATTTAGTTGCAGGACAAATTTCACCTACCAATAATATTTCTACTTTAGCAACTCTTGATACTGAACTTTCAGCAATCTATGGAATTAGAAATAATATTACTAACGTAGATACAAATTCTACAAATATTAATTTAGTTGCAGGTCAGATTAGTCCAACAAACAATATTAACACATTAGGTAATTTAAGTTCTGAACTAACTACTTTAGGTGCATTAAATACTGAAATTACAAACTTAAATAATATCAGAACAGATATTTCAGGAGTAAATGCAATCAGTAGTGAAGTACAAACAGTTGCAGGATTAAATACAGAAATTTCAAACTTAAATACTATTAGAACTGACATCACAGCAGTAGCAAATATTTCTACTGATATTCAAGATGTTCAAGATAAAATTGCAGAATTACAAACTGTAGCTAATGACTTAAATGAAGTCACTTCAGAAATAGAAACAGTTGCAGGTTCAATAGCTAATGTAGATGCAGTAGGTGCTGATTTATTAGGTGCTAATAATATTCAAACAGTTGCTAACAATTTATCTTCAGTAAACAGTTTCGCAAATACATATTTAGGTGCTAGTGCAACTGCACCGACTTTAGACCCAGATGGTTCAGCTTTAGATTTAGGGGATTTATATTTTGATACAGCTTCAGACACCATGAAAGTCTACTCAAGTGGTGGTTGGATAAACGCAGGTTCAGCAGTTAATGGAACAGCAAACAGATTTAAGTACACAGCAACAGCAAGTCAGACAACATTTACTGGTTCAGATGATAATGCAAATACACTTGCGTATGACGCAGGATTTATAGATGTCTACCTAAATGGTATTCGTCTTGTAAATGGTTCAGATTTTACAGCAACTTCAGGTACTTCTATAGTTTTAACTACAGGTGCTTCAGTAAATGATATTTTAGAAATAGTTGCTTTCGGTACTTTTAGTTTATCTAATTTCAGTATTACAG